TCCGACCCGGAGCACCCGGAGAACTGGCGCGACGTCTACGCCTCGCACCTGTGCGTGGAGTGCGCGGCGCCCCGCAAGGTCTTCGAGGGGACCCCGATCGGCAAGCCGCCGCCCGCCGAGATCGACCAGTACGGCGGCGAGGGCGACCCGAGGTACTCCCGCGAGTTCATGCACACGATGATCCCCGGGCAGCGGATCCGCCGCTGGACAGGGGATGACCCGGTGAGGCAGTCGCTGTCCGCGCTCCAGCACGAGGAGGCCAAGCGGTACGCCGAGCCCGGCGACCACCCGTGGTTCCAGGCCAACCCGGTGCACAAGGACAACATCAAGGCCGCCTGGTACGACACCACCCAGGGCGAGCGGGACCAGGGCAAGCGCTGGTACCCGGACGCGCACCTGGTGGCCACCGCGATCGCGCACGGCGACTCGGCCAAGGGCGCCGGGCTGCTGTCGGCCTACTCGCCGCGGACCAACTGGCCGGCCAACATGTTCAACGCGGCCCGGTCCATCCACGAGGGCCGGGCGATGGGCACCCGCAAGGGCGACGGGCCCATCATGAGCATGCACTGGAAGCCCGCCGAGCGCATCCTGGCTGGCGAGCACCACAGCCAGGTCTTCAACCCGGACACGGCCGCCAAGACCCGGGCGTTCGCGCACCTGATCGAGCACGGCGGCAACACCGAGGAGGACCTGGCCGCGGGCCGCGGTCACGTGGTCATCGACCGGCACGCCATGTCCACCGCGATCGGCCGCCGGATGACCGACGAGGACACCATATCCGCGCCGATCAAGCGGGCCCGGTTCTACCATCACGTCGAGCAGAAGTACCTGGACGCCGCCGACGAGATCTCGACGGAGACCGGCTCCCGGGTCACGCCCGAGTGGCTCCAGGCCGCGGTGTGGCTGCGGCAGATCCGCAAGAACAACGAGGAAGACTCCGATCTCAAGCGCAAGTTCGGCGGCGGCGGGCGCCTGATGCGCAACAAGAACGACCTGCGGCGCTGGGAGCAGTACGCCCAGGAGCATCATCCCGAGCTGTCGGAGGAGACCATGCACGTCGCATCCCTGAGGCGCCAGGCGGCCGACCCGCCGCTGCGGGTGCCGCCGTCGGTGGACACCCTGCGGCCCGAGGCCTGCCCGGTGTGCGGAGACCAGGACGTGTTCAAGGGCCAGCGCTGCCCGGTGTGCGGCTTCGTCGCGCCGCCGGACATCTTCCGCGACCCGGACATCGACCAGGCCCGGCTGAACCGCGCCGAGCTGGAGGAGGGCAAGGTCGAGTCGCCGTACCCGGAGGGCCCGGCCGAGGAGGAGCAGATCGGCTCCGGCACGGACGCCGACGGTCAGCTGATGCACCCGGATCAGATCACCCCGAACGGCACCCCGGGCGTGCAGCCCGAGGACCAGGTGCCCGGCCAGGGCCTGCTGGAGCCCACGGGCGAGGAGGACGAGCTGGCCGGGCCGGGCGAGCTGGACGAGAACGGCCAGCCGGTCGAGCCCGAGGAGGAGCAGCTCGAAGGCGCCGAGGCGCAGGAGGCCGGGGCCGAGGAGGAGCAGCAGGGCGAGCAGCTGGAAGAGCAGGGCGAGGAGGAGCAGGCCGCGGGCGCAGGCAGTGAGCAGGGCGAGGAGGAAGCCGAGGAAGAGGGCCTCTCCCCCGGGAAGGAGCAGGACGAGGATCGCAAGCGCCGTGGAGGCAAGATGGGCACCAAGCGCACCGCGGAGATGACGGCCGTGACCGCGCAGGCGCGCACCATCGACGTGCTGCGCCGCGAGAACGCGATGCTGCACGCCGGGCTCCGCTTCATCGCCGAGCTGGCGGGCGTCACCCCGGAGCTGAACCAGATCATGCACCAGGCGGACCTGGCCAACCCGGCCCAGCCGGTGCCGGACCCGCCGCAGGAGCCGCCGACCCAGAGCACCGAGGAGGCCCTGGCCTCCGGGGCGCCGACCGGCAGCGGCACGGGCGAGGCTCGCGGCCCGGGGCACTCCGAGGATGATCCGTCCCGTCCCGGCACCGCACCGGGCTCGCTGACCGCCGTCCCGGCCGAGCAGACCACCACGGCGATCACCCCGGGCGTGGAGATGCAGACGCCCCCGGCCCGCCAGCTTGTCGACGTCACCGCCCCGGTGCAGGGCACCAACCCGTCCCAGGACGGCGGCGTGCCGATTGAGCAGCGCCGGATCGAGACCGACGTGCGGGTTGACCCGGACCCGCTGAAGGCCTCCGGGCCCGGCATCGGCGGGGTCGGCACCGACGGCACGGCGTTCCCCTGGACGATGGCGGGCCGCCGGGCTACGGGCGGGCCGGCCAGTCCCGAGGACGAGCGCGGCGCCCGCACGTTCGCCGCCATCCGGCTGGCCAAGCTGCGCATCACGGCCGGGCTGACCCGCGGGGACGAGCTGGACGTGGCCACCGCGATCGAGCGGGATGCCGCCCTGGACCTGCGCACCATCGAGCACGAGATCGGCACGCTGACCCAGGTGGCCAGGGCCGCCCCGCAGGGCCAGCCGCGGTACCCCAGGGGCATGGCGCCGCGCACCGCGGCCAGGTCCGCGCCGAGCTTCGCCGGGGATCCGCAGCCGGCCATGGCGCTGACCGCGAATTACGCCGTCGGCGACACGGACGACTCGGACCTGTTCGTCGATTAATGGTTCACTGAACCATTGACAAGCGAGGGAGGCGGCCCCCGACGTTGATCGCCTCCCCCGCCTGCCGAGCCGGGCATTGCCCACCCGTGCCGATCCGTGCCCTTGCCTGCGCTGCCGCGCGATGCCCCGCCGAGCTGCGCCTTGACGTGCTGAGCGATTCCTGCCCCGACTTGCCGAGCCGTGCGGTGCGATCCGTGCCGACCGAACGGCGCCCAGCCGAGCCTTGGGCTGCCTCTGCCTGCCTCACAATGGCATGCCTCGCCCCGCCTTGGAACGCCTCGCCATGCTTTTCCGGCCGAGCCGGGCCGGGCTGCGCTAGGCCCTCGAAGCCACGCCTAGCCTTTCCTGCCTCGCCCAGTGCCGCATCGCCGTCCACGCCGTGCAGCGGGGTGCCACGACGGCCGCACCTTGCCTTGCCCTGCATTCCGCGCAGAGCCGAGCTGTCCGGACGGTGCCGGGCCAAGCCACGCGATCCGATCCCGTGCCGGGCCCTGACGTATCAAGGAAGATAGCACATCGCAGAGCATGAGGAGGGCCGATGCCCTGGAGCGTGACGATCAAGACCGGGCTGAAGGACGTGGTGCTGCCCAACGGGCTGCGCTACCAGGCCGGCGACATCGTGGTGCTGAGCGACGACCAGATCCAGCTGATCTCCAAGACGGCGATCGCCAACCTGTTCACCGCTGCCCCCACCGCGGTCTCGGCCACCTGGCCAGCCGGGGCCTCGTGACAGGGCCCGAGCGCGACTGGGGCAAGGTCTGCTACGAGGCCTACGTCAACGACATCAGTGAGGCCGAGGCCGTCCTGCACGACCGGCTGCGGCTGGCCTGGGAGGTCCTGACCGCCACCGAGCAGGCCCACTGGCGGGCCGCGGCCCGGGAAGTGCTGGACCTCAGGGAGGCGTGATGGCGGACTTCTCGTTCGTGACGGAGCGGCTGGCGACCGGCGCGGCCATCACCGGGCCCGCTGACGTGACGGCGCTGCATGCCGCCGGGATCACGCACATCATCGACTGCCGTGCCGAGTTCAGCGACGCCCCGCTGCTGGCCACCTCGGGGATGGCCTACCTGTGGAACGGCACCGAGGACGACGGGCAGCCCAAGCCGCCTGCCTGGTTCGCGGCCAGCCTGGTGTTCGCGCTGCCCGCGCTGGCCACCGCCGGGGCGAAGGTGTACGCGCACTGCGCGGCCGGGGTGAACCGGGGCCCGTCGACCGCGTACGCGATCCTGCGGGCCTTCGGGCTGCTGCCCGCCGCCGCCGAGGCCATGATCCGCGCGGCCCGCCCCCAGGTGGGGCTGGCGTACAAGGCCGACGCCGACTCCGCCGTCACGGCGCTCGGCTACGACTGACCGGTGCACTCGCCTTCGCACCAGGGGCACCAGCTGTCGTCATCGACCGCCAGGCTCAGGTCGACCAGCTCCAGCAGGAAGATGCGCCATTCTCGTTCTTCGTCCATGCATGAGAGGTCCCTGAGCGCCTTCTGGCGTGAGCAGGCGCGCGTTCGCTCACGGAGAAGTCTCAACCTCTGCTTGAACCTCCCCCCAGAAGTAGCAGAGGACTGCATCTGGCTCAGCGCCAGCCCCGGAAGAGGCAGGACGAGGCGAAGGAGAACTCAGGATGATCCGCACTTACCTGAGCAATGACTACATCAAGCGGACCATCAGGCCCCTGTTCGCCTGGACCCAGGCGACGCCCAAGCCGGTGTTCCTGGACCCGAACTGGACCAGGGCCGTGCCGGTCTGGCCGGGCATGGGCTTCATCCGCACGGGCGGCGACCTGGTGACCCTGGCGGGCGCCAACAGCACCCAGATGAACGGCGCCACCATGCAGGGCACCGCGGGCACCTCGAACAACGGCTCGTCCTACCTGGTGGCCACGCAGACGCTGCCCATCTACGGGCTCGGCGCGCTGTACGTCGGCGGCGACGGCATCGACGAGCTGCTGTACGCGGGCATCAACGCCTTCGCGGTCTGGGTGCTGACCCCCGACGCCGAGTTCGAGATCCTTGCCCCGGCTTTCGACCCGACGGCCACCTGGGCCGACCCGACCGACGGGTCCGGCTCGGTGCTGGTGGGCTGCTGCACCCAGAACGCCTCCGGCGCTGCCGGCTCGGTGGGCGGCGGCACCGGGGCCCTCCAGGGGCAGCTGGTGCCCTGGTCCAGCTCCGTGTCGATCTCCGCCCCGGTGGCCCGGCTGCTGAAGGTCAACTCCAGCACCAAGATCACGATCGGCGGCCTGGAGCCGTACAGCGCGGCCCTGCTCGCCTCCACCTCTGCCAGCTTCGCAGCCGTCGGCCGCGACTGACCTCACAGGGACGCAGGAAAGGACACTCAGATGACCGAGCTTGCCACCGTTGCGAACGGGCAGCTGGCGCCGGCGGCACCGCTGGGCGGCCTGCGTCCCCGCGTTGCCTCGCGCAAGAGCGACGACTACGTTGCCCAGATCGAGGCCCGCCGGGCGCGCTCGGCTCCGCTGACCCGCGAGGCCAAGGTGCGCAAGATGGCCTTGATCCTCTCCGACGAGCTGCACGGCTTCCGCCGCCTGGGCGTCGGCATGGTGGGCCCGATCCAGCTGAAGCTGAGGTACCAGGGCATCGTCCGCAACGTGCTCGTCGAGGACCCGGTGACGCCGGGCACCCCGGTCGAGTACGACGTGTGGGACGACCTGGGCCAGGCCTACATCCTGAGCGGCACCGAGGGCGAGGTCCGGGTCACGCCCTTTGAAGGCAAGCGCATCCCGGTGCGGTTCTTCCGCATCGCGTCCCGCCCGGCGATCCGCAAGGAGGACCTGTTCTACCTCCGGATCAATGCGGTCGAGCAGGCCCAGGACGAGACCAAGCAGGCCATCCTGAAGCAGGAGGACGCCCGCCTGCTGGTTATCCTCCAGGCCGCGGTGACGGACTACGCCACCCGCCCGGACCACGTGGTCACGCCGAACCACAACATCACCGAGGCCTCGGGCTATCTCACCCCGGGCAGCCTCTACTCGGCTGTCGCGATGACGGACCTGCACGAGCTGCCGTCCGCCCGGCTGATGATCAACCCGTTCGACTTCCGCGACATGTACCGCTGGGACATCAACCAGACGGGCTGGGCCTTCAAGGACCGCGTGGTCGCCGGCGAGACGATCACCAGCTTCGGCGAGTTCCAGATCCAGCGTTCCATCATCGTGCCGCAGGCCAAGATCTTCCTGACCCCCGAGCCCAACTTCCTCGGCGTCTTCCCGGTCCTCTACTCGCTCGACGTCGAGGAGAACCACATGGTCGAGGC